AAATACAGCCTTGTCTTAATCAATACAACCTAGAGTATTAAGATGTAGGCACTCGCTGCGCTCGTGGAATTGAACTACAACACCCTTTTTAGGATTTGGGAATAATCTATACTTTGATTATCCCAGTGTAATACAATAAAATTAACATTAACATTAAATTGAAATCACATGAAAACTAAAGTATTAGTACGTGCCCACAAGGACACAGGAGCAATTGTAACAATGAAAACAATTGTTAACAAAGAAACAGGAGAGGAAAGAAATGTTGGAACTGTAATGGTTGAACAATCTAAAATCACTGGATTATCTGCAATTGGAAGAGTTGCAAAAAGAGTAGCATTCATAACACTTGAAGAAGAAGTTGTGGATTTACTAAAACCTAGTCTTATTGATGGAGGAGAATTCCCTGTTGAAGGGAAATTAGTAGTTACTGAAACTACAGTTCCATATATCAAGAAAGATGGTACACCACAAGAGCCTAAGAGGCATGGAGGTACTAATGAAGTAATGATGTATAATGGTCAGCCAATATACAGAAACACTGACTTCAATGAGGACTTAAAAGCTCAAGATGTGTTGCTTACAAATGTAGCAACAGAAGAAGCAGTTGAGTAGTGTTAATTCACTATTCAAAGAATGATAGCTTAAGTAAAGTTATTAGTGTTATTTGTGAGTTTAACACTAATGATGCAGGTTCAATCCCTGCTCATTCTACTAAGTAATTAGGTAAGTAGGTTGATAAGTAGGTATGTGGTACTGAGAGAGTTACAAATGAGTTGGAGAGTTGTAAGAGACAATCCAATTCACCCTCTCTCAGCCCATATTTCAATCCCTAACTAAATACAAAGCTTATTATAAATAGCTAAAAGAAACAAAAATACGTGTTTAACTAACATTAAACTAGTGTGTCACGCATAAAGAGAAGTAAGGTAGTTCCTTACAGTGACTAAAGGGGTGCTGAGATGTCCTAGATTAATCATCTGCTCAAGAATAGGTAAGAGTTTGTAGTACCTAAATGATTTATTCCTAACTTGTATGGACCATTAAGACAAGGACAGCCGATCTAGTTGTAGTTGGATAAAATAGACTAGTATTTAAAACCATTAAAAAATAAAGAAATGGAAAATAATATATCACCATTAAAAGTATTAAAGTCAGCAGCAGGATATTACATAGGTCGTACACAAGATGGTATGCCTTATTCACGTAAGTCAATGTACTTTAAAACAAAAAAAGAAGCAACAGAATTATTAAATTCAAATAAATCTTATAATCCTAATTATACATATCATTAATAAATCTTAAAGCTGAGGAGCATTGTACTAATAATATTATGAGCCAAATTGAAGTAAAACACCTAATTAACAATCTTGCATTTACTAAAGAAAACTTCGAGATGTTAAAGGAAGAACTTATTAAGTCAACATTTCCTAAATCAATATCAGAGAAACTTGAAGATACAATGTCAAGTATTGATCGTAACTTCCAAGAAGATATGATTAATGATATGGACATGGGACAGCCTTATTAAAGATAATAACTAATAATCCTACTGTATGGATGGAGGTAAATAACAGAGTAAATATCTCTATTAGTTATTTTAAAGAATAGATTAAGTGTAGTAAGACAAATTAAAGATCAAGATATTGATCATCCTACTGTCACATAGATGACAGCTTGTAAATGTTTTGTCAACAGGGAATACTACACTTATATCTATAACATAAATCATCTAAAGCTGCAGAGCATTATACTACAACCTAATGGCAAATACAATAAAAGTACGTCCACATAAATATATGGATAGAGCAAAGAATGATGTTCTTGTGGCTGACCATATAGCTTACATTATTCACGAAAGAATTATGAGTTTCTTAAATGATAAATTAGGATCTATATCTTATGAAGATATTAGTACTAATGAGAGTTATGAAATTACATTATTACATGTTGATGACAAAACATTACAGGAAATCAAATGGATGTTTCCAGAGGTACACTGTTATATGAATTGCTTCACTTCGAAACAATCATATTAAAGATAATAACCCGTGGCAACGGGAGTGTTGGGTGTCACTAATTACACCAAGAGGAATGATTTGTCAGTCTAACCTCGTACACATTAGAGCAGAGCTTGCAAGGTTTGACAACCTGAAAGTGTGTATTTGACTTGTCTATTGAAGATGTAATAGACTATCGTCAACCGGGTAAACGGTACATAAGAGGTAATCAGTCTCTTCATTTTATTAACAACAGGAATGATAGCCAGTACCTGTTCTGGGGTTGAAAATCCAAAAACAAGAATAAAAATTAAACTCTTTGCTTGAAGATAAACAGTATATATCCAAAACTCCTGTCAAGAGTACATCCATATATCGTAAGGTAGATTTGGGGATACATACAAACTACATTTCAGAGTAGTTGTTGTTTATTAGATGGTGTTTGCAGACATCAGTCCTTAACAGGCAAACGAAACATCCCACATAAACTGAATAGTGGAGCAAAGAGTTTTTTAAGATCCAAGAATAACAATAGGGACACAATAATAGTTCAAATAACATCCTAACAGAACACTATTGTTATTCAAATAGAGAGTTGGCGGAAGTGGCAGGCGTACTGAGTAGTAACCAAAAGAATAGGAAGAATGGTGAGGCGTGGTGGACAAACTACAACCTATAGTAGTTGGAGATTATATCTTTAAATCCATACAGGTTTGAATCCTGTACTCTCAACTAATTAAAACTAAAGTAAATAAAAGATGATAGGAAGTCTGAGCGAATAATAGTACCTCATATAAAAATCTTCATCCATAGCATAAATGGCATATAAATATTAAGGAGCTTAAAGCATACTTAACAATGCGTTTATTTATTTTTTTACATTGGAGTACAATTATTTTGTAAGAGTAGAGGCAACAGGTCCTCAAATTCGTAAATGATTGTACTTTTAAACATACTGAGGTAGGAGTGAAGACGCTCCGTTAAAATTCACGAAGAAACTAAATTGTCGTGATTGGAAAATGGGAGTGTAAACGAAGGCTAGAATAGTAATTTACATTTAGTAAGTATGTTTTTTTTAAACAGAGAGTTGGTGTAATGGTAGACGCTTAATAGTAAAGAAACTCTTAGTGGGTTTTGGGAAAAATAAGTATCACTATTAAATAAAGAGTACACACGTATGTCGTAGTAGGCAAAAGAAAAATATAACAAAAAAAGAGATGTATTATGAAAAAAGTATTAGTATTATTAATCGTGCTAGTGTTGTGCAGTTCTTGTGCATCAACTACAAAATGTTCAACCAAATCCATCAACCGAAATAGTGGTTGGATTATAAACAGGTAGAAATTATGACACCAAAAGAATTTTACGAAAGTTTACAAGAAAAGAAACCATTTACAGAACTAACAAGTACTGGAATAAGTGACAACCTAACAAACGTCTTTGAGTTTGCAAAAATGTACGCAGAAGCTATTACTGTTACACGTTGTTGTGAAACGTTAAAAGATAAAGAAACACCTACCTTGAAAGATGCATTTATTGCTGGTTATAAAAAACGAGCCTTGATGAGTGGTTTAAAATACGATGAAGTAAGTGAACTAAATGCAATAACCAACTTTAAATGTTGGAAGTCTTTTGACCTAAACCTTTAATGTTTTACAACTGAAACGGCTAAGTGTAGTACCGACAAATCTACTATAACTTTAAATAATACACGATGAAAGATTTAAATTTTGACACTCAATGGGATGTTATACTTGGATAGGTATTACATTTAACCATAGTTGTGTGCCGAAAGGCTTGTAGTAGGTGTCTCTGAAAACTTAATTTGAAACACAAAATTTAAAGATATGACAGAACTTAAAAATGAAGAACAAAGCAATAACGCCAATGTGCTGTTATATGCCGTTGGTTCTTGGGTAAGATTAAAACCCGAAGTTGAAAATGAGAAAAAAAAGCATAGGGGCAAGTTTTTTAATGTGATTGGATATGTTGGAAAATACTTAGAGCTTCAATGGAAAGAGCAAAAAGTGCTTTTTTTACCTGATGAGGTCATTATGGTGCTTCCTCCAAATGGCACATAACGTATTGGTATATGAATAGTGCGATTAAAATAAACGAAAATTAAATATAAAACGAAATGGCAAAATTTAAGATTAAAGAAACGGAATTAGTAGCAACTGCTTTTATATATGAAGTAGAAGCTGAAACAAAAGAAGAGGCTTTAGAGAAGTATGTAAATGAACTTGCAGGTAGTTTAGAACTTATAAATAGTTTTATTGTACCTAACTGTGAAGAAAGTGTAGTGGCTTATGCTGACGAAAGTTAGCATTATGTATATGCAATGTTGTAACACGTTTTTAAATGTGTTTACAACTTTAGAGAGTATGATTAGTAGCGTAAAATTTAATTAAAAATAAATAAAATTAAATAATAATGAAAAAAATATTCCTAATAATATTATCTACATTTGCATTTATATCATGTGTAGAAGAAGAAGATGATTATTCATATCATTTAATATCAACATTAGAAGAAGAAAATAAACAGATCGAGGATACATCAAGTAATCCAGGTTTAATAAGCCCGGGACATGATGGACTCTTTGATTAAATCAATAAACATTTAAAACCAAGTAAAATGAAAAAGTTATTACCATTATTTATTATTATCATAACAATAATGAGTTGTTGTGAAAAAAACACAGATCTAGAACTAAATGTTTTAGACAAGTTATCGGCTCAAGAAAGCTGGAAAGTAGAATCATCATTAAACTATTTTAAGTTTAATGAAGAAGGAGAATATGTTCAAGCAAGTGGAAGATCAATATCAGAAACTGAAGTATGTTACACATTGATAGATATATCTACTGTTCAGAATATTGAAATAGTAGAGAGTAATACTGAAGTATTAAGAATAAGAGTATCATCTATGAATTCAGATGATCATTATTATACTTCATTCTATTTTAACAATGAAAGATTATACAGAGATGTAGAACTCTCTGAAGGAGTATTTACAGATGAATTGATTGCATCAGACTTAGATTTATATAATCTAAACTCTTGCATTTAACATCCAAGATAATTAAGTCAGACCTTTGTGGACTATGTAATTGACTAATTTTGATTTTCCCAATGATAGTGAGGGAGTGATTTGTTTGAGTGCCAGGTTTTGTGAGATGTTCCTGGCACTTTTTTATTTAATAACATCCATAACAAAATAAACTTTAAAAAATAATTATTATGTCATCAGGATATACAAACGGAATAATTAATGGAACCATAAAGAGTTTCAAAGAATTTGCATTAAAATGCAGTGAAGCTTTCTTAATTCAATTTAGAGAAGGAGCAACAGAATACACGCCAAGCGTGCCTTCAGATTATCATCCAAATCAGATGAAACTAATAAAAGAAAGAGTTGCTGAATTAAATCAAACTAGCAATATTGAATTGATTGCTATAAAAGTTGCAGCAAGTGAAAAAAGTATAGCATTTGAAGAAGAGAATCTTACTAAAGCTATAGAAAAAAGGAAAGGTATTGATAAGATTCTTGAAGATGCTAAAAACTTTAATCCACCAACAGATAAACATCAAGAATTTAAGGATTTCATGGTTAATCAATTGGTGCAAACAATTAATTTTGACTTTGATATTGAATATAAGACTAAAAGAATTGAGAGACTCAAGAAGTTACTTGGAGATCTAAAAGAACTTACCCCATTTTCAATTAGAGCTGGAAAACTTAATCGTTTGAATGAAGATTACAAGTATCATGAAAAACAATACAAAAAAGAAGTTCAAGCTTGTGAAAACAGTAATAGATGGTATAAAGAACTTGTAACATCATTAGATGATTAAAGTATAATATTTGTATGACATCTATAATAGTGGAATAGTTGTTATAATAATACACTCCCTATCGAGAATGTAGCTGCTCGTAAGGCTTAAAGTGTACCAACACAGCAAAGAATTGAGTGGAGTTGAAGCTATCACATAATAAAACCGAGTGAGTGAAATCTGGATGTCTGGAATATAAAGCCGGATACTCCACTTAATATTTTTTTAATGAACAATAAACCTTAAATTTACAATTGTATTTAAGAAGAGAGTGGTTCGAATCCACAAACCCTTGTAGTCCGCAGGTGTCGAGTACTGCGTTAGCCGAAATAGGTAGTTAGGTTGTAAATTGGTGGCAGGGCTTTGCAAGGTGACAGCTCGGAAAGACGAGCATTTTTATTAATTATAACGTACCGCAAATAAGGTTAGTTGCGTAGATTAAAAAATAACTTAATAAATAAAAATGGATAAATTAGAAAAAATACTTAGAAAATACTTAAATAATGGTAGTGACAGAATAGATGTTACAATGGTTTTAGCTTTAATACAACAATGTAAAAAAGACACTAAAGAGCAATTAACTTTAACCGATGTTATGCGTAGTAATTTAGCACTACTTTGGTGGGGATGGACAACAGTTTGGGGTGTAATAGGATTTATTGTAGGATGTATTAAACTTTGGAATTATTACGCCTAACGTGTTGTATAAAATGCGTTAAGGAACGAAATGAATTTTATACTTTGCTAGCTGACGAAGTAAACTTTTAAATTAAAGAGATGACGATAAACGAAATAAAAGAATTGGTTGAAAATACCAAAGAATTAACAAAAGACGAAATGTACAATGTAAGCACACACTTAAAATTCTTTGATAGAGTTAATTATGTTGCTTGGGTTGATAAATTACTTGGGATTAAGTTATCTCTTTAATTTTATTAAAGCTAACTTACAAAATGACTTATGGTGTAATTGGTAACACACTGGCTTTTGGAGCCAGTATTCAAGGTTCGAGTCCTTGTAAGTCAACAAAATACACTCCCATTGAAATTACTGGCCTGAAAAGCTTGTATTTCCAACATCAAATTTAAGTAGTGTTTAATAAGATGGATGGATAGATGGGTTATGAGGTAGTAGCAAATTGGTAAAGCATATTCCCGTTTGGGAATGATAAAAACAAAGATAACTAGTCAATGTTTTTGTATAGGTTCAAATCCTATCTACCTCTCAAAATATTATTAATCTTTAAAAAAAAGTAAAAATGAAAGTAATAGCAAAGCTAGCATTAGCAGCAGCATCAGTAATTTTAATAAGTTTAGTTATAGCATTGCCAGTAATGTGGTTATGGAATTGGTTAATGCCTGTAATATTTGGATTACCAACAATATCATTCTATCAAACAATAGGATTGATGATGTTATCCTATGTATTCATTAAGAGTTCAACCACAGTAAACAAATAGTATTAATTTAAAAACATCACAAAATGAATAAATCAACACAAAATTGGATAGTAAATCCAGATAATAAAATAAGTTATCCTGATAAAGTAAATAGATTACTAGAAATCAGTGATAAGTTAGTGTTAGTACAAGTGCATGAGCTTGAAAAATACAAAAAAGCAAGACATAGCAACAAAAAACCAGTTGATCAAGTATATATTGATCAGTTGTTTAAGCACTATATAGTTGAAGGGAAACCAAAATTATATCTTTGTGATTAAGCAGTAATCTTTTATACTCCTGTTCCCAATTGGGTGTAGGAGTATAATAAAATACGATAAAGAATGAAAGAATTTAAAAACTACTCGAGTAGTAAAATAGGTGTTTCTACATTTATAATAATGTCATCAGCAATAGCTGTAGCTGCAATTATTGCAGTTTTCATAATTACAACTGTGATAAATCATATTGCAAATGCTTAAATCTGGCAGAAAAAGAGCTCAAAGAATTCATGAACATAATGAAAGAGTAAGAAGAATTGAAGCTGAAATAGCATTTATGGAAATGATCAGTAAAAATAGAACTGATATAGTACTTAACCTTAAAAAAGGTTATTTATGTACAAATAGTAATGTTGATTCAAAGCAAATGTATGTCTTAAAAAATGATTTAGTAGCTAGTGGAGATATAAGACTGCCAAATTCAACAATATTAGAGATTGAGAAAGTTGATGAGGATAGAAATTTAATCACCGTCAAGAACTTAGGTAGATATTCACCAAGAGATTTCTTTGAAAATTTTAAGATAATAAAAAAAATAGAAAAAAGAACAATTAAATTTGAAGAATAATGAGTAAAAAAGGAAGTGAACTTAGCTTAAAAACACTACAAGATTTAGTAGGTAAGTATTTTAAGATCAATGATATATCAAAGAAAACAAGAGAAACTGGTTATGTGTGGGCAAGATATGTCTTCTACAGATTAGGATTGGATGAAGGATATTCATTGACAGCCATAGGAAGGCAAGCAAAAGTAGACCATGCTACAGTATTACATGGAAAGAACAAGTTTGCAGATTTATTTAATCAATTAGATTTCAGGAAATTTAAAGACGGATATTACGATATCAAACTTGAAATTGATAATAGTAGAGATGAGCATTCAAATGTTACAGATTTTCTATTAAGATTCAAAGAGGAAATAAATGAAATGGATAGTACAAAGTACTTATTCTTTAAAGCAGAATTTTTAAAAGCATTAGGAAATCATGTCGAAGCAAGAAGTCAAAAAAACATTGCTATTTCTAGGGAAGTTGCTGGCTCTGGGAGTTACATCTTTACTGGTGGTGAAGGTATTTAATATTTAACACCATTAATTATGGAAAAAAAAGAGTCAATAACTTTAGCTATAGCAATAGTTATATTATATTTGCTGTTTGCAAATTTATTTAATGGAATAATAATAAATGGATAATAAATCAAAATGTCAATGCTTCTACTGTATAGGCTGGAGCAGAGACATAATTGTGCATTTAAGCACTAAAAATAAAGGTTAAACATTGAAACCTTTGTAAATGTAGTCCATTAACAGGTAATGCTGTATGAAAGAGGGTTTGACCCGTACATTTACATAAAGATACTAATCCTGAATTGACAGGATGTTACTGAGGAAAGAGTGAAGAGGCTCTAATAAGGTGTAGAAAGAAATTAGATTGTTCTACTTGGTAAATGGTAATTATAGGTGAAGGCTAATACAGTAACCTATTAATACGTAAGTAATGGAGTAATCCTGGATGTGTTGTACACCTTGAGAAAGTGCATACCGTCAAATACAAGAATAGAATATTGGTTCTATACAACACAAATGAGTTCTCAGCAAGTAGTTTTGATTAAGGGAGATAGGTATAACCTTTTAACTGAGATAGATTTGATTCTATCTTTATGTCAATGACTTAACTACGTGACCCTACTCTTATTAGATTACAGTGTGAAATTCACAAGCGTTGAAATAAACGAGAACAGAAAACATCTAATAAGAAAGAGGGTGCTAAATAAGGTTAAACATTGAATACCTGTATAAATAACATTTGTCGGAAGCGTTAAAACTTCTTTGTTATTTATATAAAGATACTGGCAGGAATGCTAGATTTACTGGTCCCTTGAGAAAGGATGAGAGTGCCAAACTAACTACCGTTTGCAGTAGAAATGAGTTCTCAGCAGAAAAACATTGTTATTATTATTATCAAGCAGATAGATAGTGCTCGTGTCGAGGGTAATAATAACAGTGAAACATGACCCAACCCTCATTATTGCCTCTATCAAGGATAGAGTTGAATACAATAATGGGAAAGGGTGCTAAAATATTAATATTATAAAAATAATTAAAAAATGAAAAACAAAAAGTTTAAGATTTACATGATCGTAGGATTGCTATTAATTGTAGCATTTGCATTGAATCCATTTGCAATTAATGATGCTGGTAACAGACAGGTTATACAGACATTTGGAGGAGATTTGAGTGTTAAGTTTGATCCAGGATTTTACTATGCTGGTATCAGATCAAAGGTAACAACTTACCCAAACAATGTAACTATCCAAGTAGGTCCTAAAGCAAAAAGGTCTGAAGAGGCTGATTACTGGACATCTGAGCACACTGCTACATTTAGTGAAGGTGATCAAGCTATGGTTGGACACACTGTTAAGTGGGATTTACCTAACAAAAGTACTGAAATGACTGAATTACATACTACATATAATAGTATTGATAATTTAATGAAAACTACCTTATTGCAGTATCAAAAAGAAACCATGAATTATAGCACTCAGAGATTATCTTCTGAAGCTCATTATAGTGGTGGACAGTCTCAATTAAAGGAATACTTTCAAGATCAGTTACGTAGAGGGCAAGTATTGTTAGTCACTGAAACTAAAACTAGGAAACTAGAAGATGGTACAGAAAAGACTTACATTAAAGTTCAAGAAAAGACTGATGATAATGGAGATTTCTTAAGAACTCAATCAGACATTCAAACTTATGGTATGATTGCTTCATTTAGTTCAATTGATTTTGTTGAATACGATGCAAGAATTTATGAGAAATTAAAATCTAAGATTGATGCAGCATCTGATGAAGCTACAGCTAAACAACAATTAATAACAGCTCAACAAGAAGCTTTAACAGAAAAAGCTAAAGGTGAGAAGTTAATTGCTGAAACTAAAGCTAGAGAGGAATCATCTAAACTTCAAGCAGTTATTAGAGCAGAAAAAGAAGCAGCAGTAGCAGAACAAAATCTTAAAAGAGATAAGTTAAATGCAGCAGCAATATTAGCTTTAAAGAAAGGTGAAGCTGAAGGTGATAAACTTAAGGTTCAAGCTGGATTATCTCCATTAGAGAAAGCTCAAATTGAAAGAGACACTAGGATTGGAGTAATGAAAGCATTAGCTGGCCCAAGTGGAATTGTATTTCCTAGAATTGTATCAGGAGGATCTGATGGCAATGGTGGAGGTGCACTTCAAACATTTCAATTAGAGAGATTGTATGAACTTTCTGAGAAAGTTAGCAACAACAAGAAGAAGAACTAGAATAATACTCATTTGTAAAAGCCCTATTATAACTAATAGGGCTTTTTTATTTTATTAATATTAAAAAAACTAAACTCATGAATACAAACTTCAAAGAAACTAAAAGTACAAAATGTTGTGGTAAATGTCCATTCAAAAAAGGACTTCCAGCAACAGAAGAAACACTTGGACACAGTGATCCACTTGTTTACATAGGTCAGACAAGGGGTCCATTTTGGCTACCATGTCATGAAGACAAAAACTACAATGGAAAAGGAAGCAATCCTGAAACGGTATCTCAATGTAGAGGTGCTGCTAAATTCAGAGCTAATTGTGATGTTCCATATGAACTACCTAAAGAATTATTATCTTTAGATAAAGACACTGATACTGTGTATGCTAATGAAAGAGAATTCTTAGAGCACTATTCTGATTTAAATGAAAAAGAATTAGATAATGCTACTTCACAAGATTTCTTAGATGCAATGATGCAGTATGAAATTAGTAAGAAATCAGACACAAAAAGATACATTTAATCATGATTGAATCAGTATTTTTAATTATAGTAATGATCGTATTTGCAATCATTAGTTTAAAGATAGGAAAGATATTACCAAGAGAAATGGTTTTAGTCCCTTTAATAATGATGATAATGATGGATGCTATTTCAATATACATTTTTAAAGAGTTCATGGGTATGCCAAACAAACATATTTCATTTACAATAATGATTGCAACTCTTTTTAAAGTTATTTTATTAGCATTTACTATAAAAGAATAATCTATCACTTTAACAGTGACGTAGGAATGCAGGTGAAGCCAACAAAAATAAAACCTTTTGTGTAACTCCGTAGCGAGGATCAAGCAGGGCCCTCATTCTTTTTTACAATATTTAAAATTAACTCTCTTGGAGCAGGCGTACTTGCAATAGGCCACGAGTAGCTAAACTCCATAGGTCCTTTCTTGGCAGGATAAGAGTGAAAATACGGATGAGTCATACCTAAAGTGTTCATATAGAGCAATGGGCCTTGAACACCCTAAGAGAGTTATAAATTATTAACCATTAAATAAAAAAATCATGGAAACATTAAAAATAGTTTTATTAGTAATATATGTAGTATCAATAATATATTGCTTATGTGAATTGGGATTAGAAATGAGTAATTGGAATGAATTTGGTCCAAAAGATAGTTTATTTTATAAAGCACTTGTATTTTCAGTTTTTGCAAGTGTTTTACCGGTCATTAATTCAGTAGTGGCTGTAAAATTAATTATTTATCATTCAAGATTAAAAAAGAATTGATATGGAGTTGAGAAAAAGAAAAGTATTCAAATATGATAAGAATTCTGAAGAGATGAAGAATCATATAATGACTAGAGAAAACTTTGTATGGACTACTCAACAGATGAAATCCATAGTTCTTAAAGATCTAGATAGTAATCATCTTAAGAATATAGTTGCAAAAATAAAGAGAGGAGATCATGCTAGTAAAGAAATATATCTAGATACTCTACAATTTGAAATTTCATACAGAGCAGTAGAACAAGAATTAATAACTAAAAATCACTAAAAAGATGGGAAAAAAAAATGACTACAAGGAATTGGATAATATTCTGGCAAACGAGGGTATAATTAAAGCTGAAAATTCAGAAAATGAAGTTGCTTTCAAGGATGGCGATTCATTTAAAAATATTATAAGTAATGCTGAATTTGCTTCAGTAATAGCTTTACTCACTAATATAGTTGAGAAAATAACAAAAAGTGTTGTGGTTAGGAATAATGCTAAGTCAAAAGCTATTGATAAATTTAATGAACTTAAAGAGGAAGGTGCTGAAGATGAAGACCTATCTTATATTGTGAAAATGATCAAAAGTGAATTAATGAAGACTGATGTTAAAATGTATGAAGCATTCGAAGATGAGTTTGATAACCTTTACAATTCAATTGACTTTTTAAATAGATTCAGATCTTCTGAAGAAATGATAGAAAAGCCTAATTTGAACTGGATAGAAAGAGTAAAAGAATATTTAAACAATAAAAAAGAAAACTAATGGGTATATTTAATAAAATTGGAGATCAATTTGACGGAGTAAAAAAAGAATTATCAGATAAATTCAGTGACTTATCTAAAGAGACTATAGAAAACTTTGATAAGCTAACTGATGATATGGCTGAAAGTGAAATCATGAATGCTACTATAATACTTAGTGCATGTCAAGATAGTGAAGATGAAGATGATATCAGTCTTAAAGGAGGAATTATGGGTAGAACAAAAGATCTTGTTGCATTGCTAGGTCAAGCAATGATGAAAGATAGAGCTTTTAAAACCCTTGTTAGTAAAGCTGTTCAATACGCTGAAAACAATGGTAATCCATCAAGTTCATCTTCAAGTAACTCATCTGTTCATGCAATGGCAATAGGTCCTAATGGAGAAAAAATTGATCTTGATGAACTTCCTGATGAAGTTAAAGAGGGTCTTAAGAAAATGATGGAAAAGGATTTATCAGAAAAGTCAAATAATAAATCTAGATCAAAAGATCTACTTGATAAGTTCAAAGACAGTAATGATTCTGACCAATTTAGTGGTGATATTGATGAGCTGAATGATGAAGACTTTTAATCAGAATCAAATAAGAGATAAAATCCAAGCCAAAGCTGTCACTCTATCAAAGAAACATCAGTTTCTATGTTTAGAGTGGGCAACTGGCTGTGGTAAAACTCTAGCTGCAGCAAAAATTGCTGAAGATATCATTAAAGTAAACAAGAAAGCTAAAGGTTATATAGTCTGTAAAGAGCATACTCATAGAAAAAACTGGAAAGATGATTTTATTAAGCATAGAAAAAAAGACTTATTAAAAAACATTGAGGTGATTCTATATGCTTCTTTACATAAATATAAAGATAAGGCTGACTTTGTAATACTTGATGAATGCCATGCATTGACTGAGAAGAGAGTAGGTTCTCTAAAGAATATTCTTCAGAAGAATGTTAAGTTGATATTTTTATCAGCAACTATTCCTTTAAAAAAGAAAATGCAAATTAATGCATTGTGCAGAAATCAGATTAAATACAATAAGATTTCATTAGTACAAGCATTTAACTTTGGACTATTACCTGAACCTGAATTAATTGTTCATAAATTCAATTTGAATAAGAAGCATGCTGGCAAAGTATGGTCACATCAAATGAAGAAGCCTAAAAAAGGAAGTGAGATTAGTTATAAATGTAATTTTAAAGATTACAATACATTTAAATGGAAGGTTCCTAAAGGTGTAGGAATAATTTGTGAAGGTACAGAGCAGGAATATTACGATGGAATAACAGCTGAGATTGAAAAGTTAAAGGCAATTTCTATGGATGAAGCAAATTTTAACTACTTATTAAAACTAAATTGTAGAAATAAATATTTAAATTTGTCAACTGTTAGAAAGAGATTTATTGCAGAGGTTAAAACTACAAGAGTTAAATCTTTAGTAAAAAAGTTTAGAGCGCAGAATAATAGATTCATATGTTTTACTGGTTCAGTAAAGCAATCTGAAGAGGTAGGATCTGATAGTGCTGTGCATTCAAAGAACTCTAAAGAACACAATCAAGAATTAATAGATTGTTTCAATAGAGAAGAGTGTGCTGAATTATTTGCAGTAAACATGCTTAGGGAAAGTGTTAATCTTACCAATATTGAGAAAGGAGTGATCACACAATTGGATAGTTCAATTGGTTCATTCTATCAAATGATGGGTAGAACACTTAGACATGAATTCCCAGAATTACATATCTTTGTAGTAGATAATACACAAGATATCAAGTATTTCGAGAATTCTATGAAAGATTTTGACGAGAAATATGTAAAATACAGTTAAAAATGGATGAATTAACACTACCATTAGATCTAATTAGGTCTAATAAAATGTCTGTTAATGAGTATTTGGTATTGTATGATATTGTTCATGGTTATCCAATAGGGGATTTAATTGACAATCCTTTACCTACACTAGTTTCACTAGAAGGTAAAGGTTTTGTTAAACTAACAAATAATCAAGTTTATTTAAGAGAAAAAGGTAGTGAGTTGTTCAATGCAGATGAAGATTATTTTGCAATCTGGCTAGAGACTTATCCTACAATGGTGAAAAAACATCACGGAGGTAAAAGAGCTTTATCTCCTTCTAAGCCCAATACAATTTTGGGCAAAGCATTAAGAAAGAAATGGAATTCAGTTTTCAAGAAAGATATCAAGGCTCAAGAAAAAGCTATTTTAGTCCTTCAACAGGAAGTTAAGGATAAGACTAAAAATGGTAATCTTGAATACATGGTTGAAGCTAGAAGATGGTTGAATGAAGGATATCATGAAAAGTATTCATTCTTAGTTGATGATGGTATAGTGCCAGAAAATAAATATAGTAACGAAGATTATATGTAATCATGACGGAACAACAAATACAACAGATTATAGGACAATTACAAAAGAGTTGTGATATGTTCGAAGAGACTGAAGTTAATGAAATAGATTATCAAGATTATTGTGATAATATCTATTCAGCAATAGCTTATTGGAGGAACCAATTGAGAGAAATTAAATTAAAAAATAAAGATTATGTTAGAAGCAATAATTGAATGGATCAAGAGTAAATCCTATAGATGTGATCATGAATGGGTCTTAGAGCATAAAATGAATATTTTTGAAAATGAAAGTTCAAAAAAACCTCATACAACTAGAACTACATATAGATGCACAAAATGCTGTGAATTTAAACAAATTGAATTGTAATGGCAAGAGCATTTAAATGTAAAGAATGTGGTACAGGTTACAGTACAACAGGAAATGGTGCTCCACCAAGTCCTAGATGGGATGATGGTCATGTTTGTGAAATGGTTGAGGTTGAAAGCAAAATCTCTCCACTTAAATCTAGACAAGGTGGTAAAATATTTCCACCAATAGGATTAAGAACTCAAGAAGAAGAAGATGATGCTGATGAGAGAATGAAAATTATAGCTCAGAATGGAAATGACGGGCTACATTATTAACAATTAAAAAAATAAAAACATGGTATATTTTATAATTTGGTATTTAATAGGAATAGCGTCTTCATTATATTTATGTAAAACTGAACAAGGATCTATAAAAGTAAGAGATATTTTTATAATTTTATTATTTGCATTTTGTGGGATTATTATTCCTATTGTGTTTATATATATTAAAAAAAAAGATGATATTGAAAATTTTTTTGATAAAGATATTTATTAATGGAAGAAAAAATAAATCCAATAGGTAAAGTAAGGAAAAGGGTAGAGGAGCTTAAGCAGATAAAATCTGAAAAGGATAGTGGTAAAATATTTTGTATACCATTTGAAAACTACCCTAAATTGATGCAGTCTGTACCTGGAGTAGTTCCGGGAATGATACAGATGGTTACAGCAGGTTCTGGTGTGGGTAAAACTCAATTGACTAAGGCACTCTATGTTAGAGAGCCTTTAGAGTATGCCTTAAAGCATGGAATAAAATTGAAAATATTTTATTTTGCACTAGAAGAGTCTGAGAAAGAGTTTATAGACACAATGATATGTAATTTCATCTCAAAGAGATGTGGCATAAAGATGGATTTATTAACTCTTCAAGGTTATAGGCAAAAATCTCTTGATTCAAATATGATGAGTTTAATAGACACTAATATTGATGATATAGAAGATTTGCTTAGTAATGTGGAGATAATTGACAGTGTGTATAATCCAACAGGAATATACAAGTATTGTCGTAATTATGCTGACCACAATGGAGAGCACGTATTTGAAGACAGGGAATTTATTAAGAATAAAATTGATAAAAACCCAAGTAGTCCAACATATGGAAGGAAAATTACAGTTAAGGAAAATGTAAAAGTATATAGTCACTATGTACCACATGATCCTAATTCAATTGTAATTGTAGTTGTTGATCATATGAGTTTACTTACGCCTGAGAAGGTTAAAGATGGAGACTCTATGATGAGTAAGCATCAAACAATGGCCCACTGGAGTACTAATTATGCATTAAAGCAAATTACTAAACACTGGAATTGGGCTGTAGTTAATGTCATACAGCAGGAGCAATCTGGAGAAAAGGAGCAATTTACTAACAGAGGTGAAAGTATTCAAAAGAAAACTGAACCTTCATTAGCTAACTTTGCTAATAATAAAGAGATCCAGAGAGATGCTAAAGTTGTAATAGGAGTTTATTCTCCAGACAGGTATGGATTTGAGGAATATCATGCATATGATATAGCTAGACTTAGAGATTGTTTTAGAGCTGCAATAGTTTTAAAGAATAGATTTGGTAGACCTAATGTTTATCATCATTTTCTATTTGATGGAGCTACTAACAGATTTGCAGAACTACCTAAAGGAAGTGAAACTCAATTGATGGAGCCTTTCTCGCAACAAGCTGATTTATTGCTTGGAAGAAAGCAGTCTTCTAGAAATTTAAACAATAACTCTGGTAATAAGACTGGATCTAAAAACTTTGGAAAATGATAGATAAATTAATACTAAGAGCAATAGAAGAGTCTTTTGAATTAAGATTTTTACTAAGCTCTAATTCAGAAATAGACCAATCTTCAAGAAAATATTTTGAAGATAATGGTTTTAAATTATATTTTTATCAAGATGAAGAAGATTCTTCATTTAATATAAGAATAAGAGATGCTTCAGATACAAAAATTATTTTTGGATACAATTCATCTACTGGATCTATTGGGTTAACAGAGGGATCACTTCAGAATGCAGCTATGAATAAAGTTGTAAACATAATAGTTAGGGCTCAGGAGGAATTCAAGTCAAAGAAAACAAGTAAAAGAAAATTAACACTAAATTAAACAAAAATGGTACTATTTAAGAAAGATAGTAAAGGAAAAATTAGATTTCTTGCTATTGATACTGATGGCGATAAAGTTATTCAAGTATCAGGAATTATAGGAGGCAAAGATGTGACTAATATTAGTCAATGTAAAGCCAAAAATGTTGGAAGATCTAATGAGACTTCAGCAGAAGAGCAAGCAGTATTAGAAGCTAAAGCTAAATATACAAAGAAACTGAAAGAAGGTTACTTTGAAACTAAAGAAGAAGCTGAAAATACTGTGGTAATTTTACCAATGCTTGCAAAAGTATTTGGAAAAGAAGAGAAGAAAGTTACATATCCTTGTTATGCACAACCTAAATTAGATGGTATGCGTGGATTAGGTGATTGCAAGAATGGTACTTTAACGTCAAGATCTGGTAATAAGATTGAGACATTAAACCATATTACAAGTCAATTCCCTTATTTAGAAGTTATACTTGATGGTGAGTTATATGCTCACGGCGAGACATTTCAAGAGAACATGAGGATGATAAAAAAATATAGACCAGGTAAAACTGAGAATGTTAAGTATCATGTTTATGATCTTGTTATTGATAGGCCATTTCATGAGAGGTATAGAATATTAAGTGAGATATGTTCAAAGAATCCTAGTTTAGAACTAGTTCCTACAACTACCATATATGGTAAAAAAGAATTAATGAAATTTCATGCTTACAATATATCTAAGGGATATGAAGGAACTATTGTTCGTCACAGTGATGAAGGATACAAACTTAATGGAAGAAGTTCAAGTTTATTGAAATTGAAAGATTTCGAAGATATGTCTTTGACGCTAATGGATGTGATACCATCAGAGAAAAGACCTACACATGGTAAGCCTATTTTCTTTTGGGAAGGAGCTGAAAACAACAGATTGGGTGCAGGAATTTCATTATCTCATAGTGAAGCTGAAGATTTGTTAGCAAATAAAGCTGAGCACATTGGAAAAACTTGCGAATTGAGATTCTTTGAATATTCGGATACAGGTGTTCCAAGACATCCTGTTATGTATGGATTTAGATTAGATAAATAATGCTTGTTGATCAGATTAAATTGTTTATGGATATTGCTAGGCGATACCATAAAAGCTGTCTACTTACAAAGAATAAGTTTGAGTTAAGTAAAACCAATTTTATAAGTAAAAATGATAATTTTCAAATTAAATTTTATTTTGGAAGTGATTATGAGACTTGGACTATTGAGTGTGATGCTTTTGAATATAGAGCTTACTCAGATAAATTTATTATTGATTTTGATGAAACATCTATTGATAAATTAGAGCGTGATTTAGATATAGTGAATAACTTTTTAACAGACCATCTTAATAAGTTTGAAAAAAGGGTGGCTACAAAAAGAAAATTAACATTTTAAACAAGAATTTATGAAAACAAATTTAATAGGTATTAGTGGTAAGATAGGATTTGGTAAAGATACTGTAGGAGAAATTATAAGATTTTTATGGGACATTGAAAACACTGAAGATGGACAGCACTTAGAAGTTGAAGATTTTATAGCAGAACCTAGTGATGTAGATTCTTCTAACCCTTACCAAATCAAAAAGTTTGCAGATGAAATTAAAGACACTGTTTGTAGATGGATTGGTTGTACTAGAGAGCAATTAGAGGATAGAGAGTTTAAAGAGAAAGAACTCGGTGAAGAGTGGAGGCAATATTTTAATGACGATTATGATTTAGTTTGTGAAAAAGAAAGCACATTTTCTTCATTATTAACACCTCGTAAACTTTTACAACTTATAGGAACTGAAGCAGGTAGACAGATCATTCACCCTAATATTTGGGTAAATGCTTTGTTTGCTGACTATAAGGGTAAATATTTAGGTGCTACAGATGACATG